TCCCAGATGTCTCGGACATCAACAGCTGTTTAGTGGCACGTTGGGCACGGTCAGTATGGTATTGCCTTAGGAACCTATCGTATTTAGCCCAGGTCACGAAGTGATCCTGGATAAGGTCTTCCAGTGACGCACCTTCGTCGATCGCGTTTTGCACCGCCTGTAGGTCGGTGCGCTGGCCCTGTGCCGTGGTGATTCCGGCGATGCCATCATACACCCCGTTCGTGAACGGTTCCGTCCCGGGTTTCCGGGTGTCAGCTTTGCTGCAGTAGTCGACGTTCTGCTCGCTGGAACCTTTGCAGGGTTCCACGTGCGGTCGGACTCCAAACTGTTCTTCGAGCCAGTCGGTGAACTTTTTAGCGTCAAACTTGCAGTTTATCTGGACATACCCTTGTATGTGATCGGTGCCGGAAGCACCAATTTCTTCTTGAAGCGCAACAAATGTTACACGTGTTTTTTGCGTGATAACGCGCGCGACCAAATTTTTGAACCGTTCCAACAACCCTTCGGTGTGGTTGTTAACGGTAACTTGGAAGTGGTTGGATCTGACCATTTTTCAACGGAAATAAAATTACTGGAAATGTAGCGCTCCGCGTGCGGGCGGAAGTGAATTCATTTCCAAAATAAGTCACGATGTGAATCTAATAGTAAAGACTAGTTTTACCTTTACTATTAAGATTATTATAGCCGTTGGCAATAATCTTTGAATTCTGGGTCAGGAATTCCTATCAAGTCCTTTAGGGCTTGTATTTAATTATGCCCTTTAGGGCGTAATTCCTAATGAGTCCTCTCATTAATTGGTGCGCGTGCATGAAATTGCCGCAAATTTATATTTCCGTTCAGAAATTTAATTGTTGCTCCAAAGTCAAAAATGCCCCGTCGCCGACCCACTCGTCGACCGGTTCGCCGGTCAAGGCGACTTCTGCAGGATTACATGGGTGCGAAACGGAAGTTTCCGACTTATGCGCCGGAGACGGTCAAGCGGATGCGCACCGCGCAGGGGGCTCACGCGAGAGCGAATGTTCCTCGGGCTAAGGCCAGGGGCAACATTCAGAAGATTGGTTCCTATGCTGGCCAGCTTATCGCCAGCAAGCCTGTAGGCGTTCCCAAGGTAGCCGCCCGTATTAGGCAGCGTGTTTTTGGTAATTCTGGTACCGCGACTGATAAGGCGTGGTTGTTTGGCAGTACCATGGGTCCAGAAGCCTATTTCTGCAGGTTAGCTGCCCAAGGTATTATCACGCATTTATTGCGTGAATGTAAGGACTATCGGTCCGATAAGGGGAGTCAGGTCACTGGTTCCATTTTTAGATACGAGGTGCAGTTTTCTCCCAGTGATGCCCAGAATGGCACAGGTTTAGCTCGTAAAATGGTCATGACTCTTGATGCTGATACTTCGTTCAACGGCATGGTCGATAACCCTCTTGGCGCAAGCGGTAACTCTATGACTGTCGATGATGTTGACGTGTCCGTTGTGGATGAACGTAACTTGGTTGCACAGCTGTTTTTACAGGCTGTTGATGGTTACTACCCTACCGGTTTAGCTGCCAATCGTGATTCTTTTGTTAGCGACTCGTACGTGTATCGTGATACCCAGTTTGGCAAAGCTCAGATTGCTATGAACATTAAGTCTGACTTCAAGTTTCAGAACATTACACCTGCTACTGAAGCCGGTCAGGCTTTTAACGTCAACGCGATTGATGCTAACCCGTTGCAGGGCAAGATTGCTACGTTTCGTAACCTCAACCTGAAGTGGAACCAAGGTTGGTTGCAGCAGCAGGCTGAAGAGGACGTCAACACTCTCACTAACTTTAGTGGCCGGCCCACTGCGTTGTCCTCTTGGGATTACCCGCAGACTTCTTTCAATCCTTTCACCACCGTCACAGCGGAGCAAGCGGCTATGCCGTTGCGCATGCGTACTGTGTTTGCGAACGCCAAGACTTCTACCGCCGTGTATTTGCCGCCTGGTGGCTTCAAGGTCTTCAAAACTGGATTCAGTTTTAAGGGCTCAATCTATCAGTTCATGCGTGATACTACGCAACAACCCAACACTGGAAAGTATCCCCCTTTGGGTGACAGTTTCGCTTTGTGTCTTGTACCTACTATGAAGTCTGTAGTGGACGAACCTGTCAAGGTTGCGTTCGATTATCATCGTGACGGACAGTGTCACATTATTAAGTACCGCGGCGGTACTTTACCGACCACCAACGACATTCAGTAATCACAAGTTGCTGCGCAATGCCGCGTAAGTTTCAGTTTAGGTACAATGCCGGGATCCCCGGCCTTATACAGACTCCCCGTGTACAGGCTGTTGCTCGCGAGCGTGCTTTCTTACGCCGTAATCGCAACGTACCTTATCTCTTCGGCCACACTGACGATGTTGCAGTTCGTATGCGAAACCGTGCTCGTGACCGCATGCACACCATTGCCCGCGAACAACAGTACATGAGGCTATACCCTCCTAGCCCTTATCGTAGGCCGCCCATGCGTATTCGAACTAAGCCAGTTTATAGACGTAGATTTTAATTAAATCGTAGCTATGTGGTTGACGTCCCATCTGTCAGCACTCATCGCACTTAAATCAGGGGCGAAGTTAGCAAACACTACTAAGTTCAACTTAGGCAAATCGATAGCGCAACTATCGTACTTACCTGAGCAAATGTAACTGTTGCTCAGCATCTCCAACATCTCATAGACCACCGCAACCGCGCCAGCCTCGTGCGATCTCGTCAAGTCGAATACAACGCAGGACGTCATCGTCGACATCTTCGTAAGCAAATGACATAGGTCCGCCTTCTTCATCATCTGGCACACTACGGCGTTGTGGTGCAGGCGGAGGTAATTGCCCATAAAGCTCTTCCCCACGTTTCCACGTTCGTCCCACCACCACCGGACTTTCCGGGGGACAGGCGGTCCTTGCAAGGAGTCTAGCAGATTCGTCTGCCAGTTCCTCAATATCGTCCCAGATGTCTCGGACATCAACAGCTGTTTAGTGGCACGTTGGGCACGGTCAGTATGGTATTGCCTTAGGAACCTATCGTATTTAGCCCAGGTCACGAAGTGATCCTGGATAAGGTCTTCCAGTGA